TTCACACGAATAAATTATATAAAAAAGTTTACCTTAAATTTATTTATATAATTTATGAAGATGGTTCAAATATGAGAATGGTAATTTCACACGAATAAATTATATAAAAAAGTTTACCTTAAAAATTTTTTTATATAAGAATATTTAGTCAATGGATACTAAAATTACTTTTGATAAAAAAATTATTTCAAATAGTATGAATGTTGGATTTTTTAGTATCGCTTCTGAGATAAGTGGACATCTTTTCATGGATAATGTTAAGATGGAAAAACAACGTACTAATTTGAGTTATCAAGTAATCCTTAAAAAGTATGGTACAATCAAAGGATTTTGGAATGGTTTATTTCCGTGGGTTGCAATCCAATCTTTTGGAAAAGGATGTATTGTAGGAGTAACAAAACATTTAGTAGAAGAAGAATTTAAAGATAAAAATTACACAGATAATAAAAAAAATATTATTTTAGGATTATCAACAGGAATAGCAGAATCTCCTTTTTAACACCATTACTTATAAAAAGAACAGAAACTAACAAACGATTTACAGAAAGTTCAAAAGCAAAAGTAACATTTTCAAAAAATAAAGTACTAAAAAGTTTTACAATTTTAACTTCGAAAAGATGTGTTGATTGGACTTTTCGTTTTATTTTTATTGATTTTTTTTCTAAATACTCTCCTACAGACAACATTTACTTTAATACATTTATGGGAGCAGGATTTTCAACAATTATGTCAACACCGATTGATAGATTAATTCCTTTAATTAATGATGACAAAATTATTTTAAAAGTTTTAAGACAACAAGGTATCGGATTTTTTTATAAAGGATTTATTTTTAGATTTTTATCAACTGCTCATTATGCTACATTTGTTTTAGCATTACCATATATTTTCAAAGATAAATTTTAAAAAATTGATAATTATATTTTTTTACTATTTCGTCCTTTTTATCGATTTTAGTATCTATAAAAAAGATAGAATTATTTTTTGGCATATACTAAAAGTTTAGAAAATTATCAAATTAATTAAATGTAATATAAATTATATATGCAAAAAGTTTTTTTTATTTTAAGCAAAGGTTTTAAATCGAGAAGAACTCTTCAAGTTAGTAGTTATTCAAAACTATTAAATTCATATGAAAATTGGAATAAAAGTACGTTAGAAAATAATAGTAAAAATATGCTAGAAAGTAATATTGAAAATATTTCAAACACTCCTAGTAATCCAAAAGTAAAGATAGAAAATAAATTTGACAGTAATAATTGGTATGCTAAATTATTATTTGCAAATGATTTAAGTTAATTTTTTTATTCAGTTTTATAAATTATTTTCATTGATTTATAATTTTGTTTACATTTTGATCTGGAAATTTTACCACTTGTTGTTTTAATGACAGATTTTGATTTCAAAAAGATAATATTTATAATATGTATTATCATTATTTTGTTCTCTTGGTTCAGTAATTAATATTATTTTCATCTTCAAATACGGCAGTTGTACCTCCTTTAATTTTACTATTATTGTCAACAACCCATTCAAAATCATTTGGATAAAAATTTTTACCATTAATAATTATTAAATCTTTACATCTACCTGTTACATAAAGTTCATTATTATAAATAAATCTAAGATCACCAGTTTTAAGATATAATTTATTATTTATTTTTTCTGTTAAACATTCATCAGTTATTGATTTACTAGACACATATATTTCACCTTCTTCTAATTCCTTTACTATTGAATTATCTTTTACTGTAATAATACTACAATCATTATTTGGTGTCCATCCACATCCCATAATTTCTTTTGATTCTTTAGATCTACTTAATTTAAATCCAGTATCTGTTTTTATTACACTTATAACATTACCTCCTCTAATATTATTGTGACCACTATCTGAAACATAAACAACTGATTCAGCAAGTCCATATCCAGTGGCTAATGATGATTTTTTTAGTCCATATTTTTTGAAGGTTAGATAAAAATACATATAATCTTCATATGAAATATTTTCTGCTGCATTAAAAATATGATATATTGAAGATAAATCAAAATTATTATCTTTATTAGGATCATTATCTTGGTTCCATTTTCTTGCAATTAATTTGTACATAAAATTTGGTCCTTGGATATGGGTACATTTATATTCACTACACAGTTGAATATAATAAATTGGATCCATAATAAAAGTGATAGGAGAAATATATATACCGGTTCCACCATTTGCAATACAACATAACCTACTACCAATTAGACCCATATCATGATATTGAGGTAACCAAGATACATCGATAGAATCAGAATTATTATTTAAGGCAATTTTAATTGTATTAATTTTATCTGTTAAATTTTTATGTTTTACATAAATTGGTTTTGGTAAACTACAACTACCGGATGTATATTGTATATAAGCAATTTGATTAAAATCAATAGTTGGTAAGTTTATTTTTGAAGTTGTTAGTTTCAATTTATCTGTTACAATCCAATTTAATTTAGGCCATTTTATTTTAAAAAAGTTTAAACTAGCGATAGATGATGCCCAATGGTATTTTGAATTTGTTAGAACAGTAGTTATATTAGATTGTTTTACAATATTATGAAATAATAAAAGATCTTTTTTTAGGTTGTAAGGATTCGGAGGATAAACGGGAATAGGTATAATATTTGCTTTTAAGCATGCAATAAAAGAAACCATAAAATCAAGTCCTGGAGGATAAACTAACATTACTTTTTTTACATTTAAATTTTCAATTAAAGTTTTTGCTAATTTATCAGTGATCAACTTAAATTGAATGTATGTATATCTTTCAGATATTTCTTTTTTTTCATTAATAAAAAGCATAATATCTTTTGAGGGATTACATTTAGTATGGTAATTAATACTTTCTATTATGTTCATTAAAGTAAAATAGAAATTATTAATTTTTATTTATGAAAAATTGAAATTTTGATTAATAATATAATTAATTATTCTTCTATGACTAATCAAAAGGTAGTAGTTATATGTAAAATAGATGATATAAGTAAATTATATTATCGTACCCGTACATCATCAGAAGATATTGCTGGAAAGAATATTATGATTTTTAACAATTCGCAGGCTAGATTTCTTTCTAAAAAAACCAAATTTATGAATGGTAAAATTCATTTGGAGGGATCAAGGAAATTTTGTAAAAAAAATATATCTTTATCAACTTGTACTTATAGAGATATGATGAAATATGCGAATAATTATATGATAAAAAATAAAAATAAATTTTATGTAGGTCCTGCGTATACTTATGGTAAAAAGATTACTGATTTTCAAACAGTAGTTACAGGAACAATTGAGAATGATGAAATAGACAATCCAATAGATTGTGCTATTAGAGAATTAAAAGAAGAAATTGAAATTGATGTAAATAAAATAGATCTTTTAGACACATCACAATTTGGTGATTTAAAAGTTTTTACTTTAATAGCAAATTTATAATAATTTAATTATAATCTCTTGATAATTATAATGAAAGTAACAATTTTTGGAGCAGGAATCTCAGGACTTACTGTTGCTCACGAATTAGTAGAAAAAGGTTATAATATTGAAATTTATGAAAAAGATAAAATTGCAGGAGGGATGGCTAGATCTTTTAGATATAAAAACGGAGTTCCAACTGAACATTCATGGAGAGGATATGGACCATTTTATCATAATACTTTTGAAATTATGAAAAGAATTCCTTTAGATAGTAGAGAAAATTTTTCTGATCAATATACTTTAGATCAAGTGGAGAAACATAATAAAGAAGATGATTTATGGACAATTTATCGCGGTAGTGTATACGATATAACTCATTTTGTTGGATCACATCCTGGGGGAAAATCAAATATTTTAAAATGTGCTGGTAAAGATGTTGAACAAGTTTGGAAGGATTTAGGTTATGAGTTTCATATAAATGATTCTCATATTATAAGTCATTTAACAAAAAATAAAGTTGGATCATTAGTAGAAAATTTAAAAAATACTAATGTTAAGAAAACAGTTTTTGATAATTTAAACAAGGATAGATTAAAGTTCAAGTATTTATATAATGAAACAAAAGGTAGAAGTGAACCAAATTTAAATGTCAGAGATATGATATATTTATTTTTTTTATTTGGAAAAGTTATTTGTAGTGATAAAAGAAAACATGAATATTTTAATATTAGATTAGATCCTATTATTAAGAATAATTTATCAAGAGAAGGTTATCATTTTATTTCTGATTTTTTAGCAGGTCCTGGTTGGGGTTTTGATAAAAAGACAATGTCTTTGGGTCATTATGCATTATTTGTTGAGTATTCTTTGTATGAAGAAGAAAGAAAATGGCAAGTTATGAGTAAACCAACTAGTGAAGGATGGATAGATCCATGGGTAAAATATTTAAAATCAAGAGGTGTAAAGTTTAATTTTAATTCTGAATTAATAAAAATAAATATGAATAAAAATATTACTAGTTGTGAGGTAAAAATTAAAGATAATAAAGTTAAAGTAAGTTCTGATTTATATGTATTTGCTTTGAACCCATTTAATTTTGAAGATATTATGAAAAATAGTAAAAAGACTAATAGTTTAATTTATAAAAATTTGTTAAAAGGAAATACAATAAATAATCAAATTAGTTTTAGATTAGGATTTAACAAAAAAATAAATTTTGGAGCAAAAACAACTGGATATGTTTTAATAGATTCACCTTATAATATTACTTTTTATCCTCAGGAGGATAGTTGGGATCCAAATGTTAAATTAGGGATGGATGGAAAAATTAAAACATTAATTAGTGGAACAATTATATTACCATATAATAAAGGTTTATTATTAAAAAAATCTGCAACTAGTTTAAAATTAGACGAATTAAAAGAGGAAATAATAGAACAAATTTTTGCATCAAAAGATTTTATAAAATATACACAAGTTAGTAAGGTTAGTAGAAAAAATATTATTTTTAAGGAAATATTTGATGATTGGTATGAAGATGGTAAATATTTGAAAAGTAAAAATAGAAAATGGGTAAATAATAAATTTAATGAGGAATATAGATTGGACCATAAAACTAATATAAGTAATATGTTAATTTGTGGTTCTCATTGCAAAACATCAATAAATATTTGGAGTATGGAAGGTTCAGTAGAAAGTGGAAAAATTTGTTCAAATGAAATTTTAAAGGGAACAGGTAAAAACATAAATATACATGAACATGGTTCAAAAGGATTAGTATTGGTACTTCAATCAATAGAAAATATTTTTTATGGTTTAAGATTGAGGAATGTAATAATTGAGTTAATAGTATGTTTGTTTATTTATTTAGTATATATTTTAGTAATTAAATTAAGACAAAATAAAATATAATTTAATATAAGGATGTTTAAGTGTAGTTATCTTTCTAAAAAGTTAAGGAAATTATATTTAGACTATAAATGGTTTTATATGGTAGCAATGAATGGTGAGGAGGGCGACAGGAGATTCAGAGAATACTATGGAAACAATACGCAGGATTAAAAAATGAAAATAAACAATTATATCTTTTAGTCTATTAAATAATGAATAATAATATAAAGGATAAGATTATGAGTTATATTATTTTTAAACCAAAGAAAGAAGATGAATTATTAAAAGCTTTGGACATGTTAAGAGCAAATTACAAGGATTGTATAGAAAAATACGGGTTAGTAAAAGATTGGGATTTATCAGAGATGGAGTCATATGTTTATATTGATTTTTTTGATTATGGATATAATTGTTAAATTATAATTTTAATTTCAGGATAAAAATTAATACCATGTATTGTTTC